ATGAAAACATTCCCAAACAAAAAATCACTTAGCCAAAACCTTGGCTTAGCCATTCTCACTAAACAAGTAACAGCCAATGTTGCTGTGCTTACTTTTGCCGATAACGCTATAAACCCAAGTACAAGCAACCGTGTGCAAATTTTACCTGATGGTTACTTTACCCCAACCGACAACAGAGATATTGATGTTGAAGGCGGTAAGTGGCTAATGGATGTGTAACCAGTCATTAAGAATGTAAAAAACCGAGATAATCTAAAAATTTGCGGGAATTTGTGGGAGACCTTTATTTAAAAGACTTTAAATGAAATTTTAAGGTTGTTTTAAAAATTGTTTTGAAATGAGAAAAGTCGAGCGGTTTAAATTCTATCTTAGATTAAACCGCCTAAAATGAGAAATAATCTAATTACTGCATTCTTGGCACATCCAGCCGCCAATCTTTTTATTTAATATTGATCCCAAGATAAGTAATACTAGCCAAATTCCTGCTGTTACAAAAATTAAAGCTATGTGGACGAGCATCATCACAAAGCCCGTTTTGTCATTATTTCTAAGGTGAACTGTTTTCTTCTTGCATTTTTTACATTTTTTAATAGTTTGTTCAACAGTTTTTGGCATCGTTAACTTCCTTGTTTTGCTATTAGCTTGGCTTTTGCGTCTTTTTCTTCAGCGGCTTTTCGTTTGTGTTCCGGTGTCATGTTGTACATGGCCTCAAACTCTTTAGGTTGAGTAATTGCGCTATATACAATGTGATTTAGAAGGTCGAACATTTTAGTGGCTATATGGTCTCTGTCTTCATCTAACATCTCACCAGGGTGAACTGAGTCATTGCCTGTTAAACGCATGGTATCAGCCACTTTTATTAGCATTGCTGGTAATTTTTCTTTTTTAGCTAGGCTTCTGATATCAGCATCGATTTTCTTACCTGGTTCACCTAAATGCACCATTAGCTTTTGTAAGGCTTGCCTAAGTAGTGCTGCTGCTGAGCGAGGGGATTTATTCAGTACAGTTGCAGCTTCATTATATTCTGCTTTCACGTCATCTGGCATATCTGCTATAGCAGGAGGAGTTGTTACTACATCAGGGTAAACCATTCTGCCAGAGGTAATTATTTCAGGTTGACGTTGAATTACTTTCCTTAACCAAACATTGTTTTTACCACATCTAGTGCATACTGCTATCATGTACGGAACAGGCGTGCGCTGTGCTTGTTTTGCTCTAAAGAGTGTACTCCAGTCCATTTGTGAATAAGCACGGCAATGTGGGCAATTAAATGCATCTAACTCAAATTGTGGTGCAACGTAATCCATTATTTTTATTCTCCTAATACAAGTCTTTACCGATCCAAACAACCTTACCTATGATGGCTAGTTGCTCTAATTCGTCTTCTTTTACTATTTGGTCGTCATACTCTTTATTATCGCTTATTAAGCATACAGAGCCGTCAAAGCGCTTTTGTAGGCGCTTGGCGTAAAGTTCTTGGCCAAAGCGTAGTACATAGATAGAACCATCTCTTAATTGTGTGTCAGATAGGTCTACTAAAACTGTGTTGCCATTATGGATAGTTGGTTCCATTGAGTCGCCCTGGGCGAATACAACTGCTAGGTCGCTGGCGTTTAGTTTTCTAAATCTCAACCATTTACTACGAAATGCTAGCTGGCGTTTAACTTCATGCTCGCCGTTTAGTGCGCCATGGCCTGTGCTTACTGAAACATGGTAGCCAGGGATGAGTACATACTCTTCATTAAACTCATCAACACTAACAGTAGCGCATATATCTACATTATTAGCACTGCTAATACCTTCAGACACACCTTTAACAAGCCAGTTGAAATTAACATCGGCTTCTAGAGCTATTTTCTCAACAACACTTAGCTTTGGGTCTTCACCTTTTAGAATTCTGCGTAAAGTTCCTTCCGATACATCAATTTTTGACGCAAATGCTCGTATGCTGTCAGGTTTTATTGCCTGCTCAACTCTACCTGCTAGAGATCCGTTTTTATTATTAAGTAACGGATCACCGATCCCTTTATCGCTGCCCCGATCCGTTTTTATACTTTTTTCTTTTAAATCAGTCATTTGTTTGTTTTCTTACTTGTAATGCGTAAAAAATGAAACGGATCGCGTGATTTTTATTGCAATGCGCAAGAAACGGATCTATTATGTTTCAAAAGTTACGCAGTGCGTAATTTATTGAATGCGCAAAAGGTTACGCATTGCGAACATTTAAGATAATAACATGAGTTTATATTTATGCAGATAGAAAAAGCAAATCATATACATGCAGCATTACTTGCGCAGGGCATGAGTTGCAGGTCTTGGGCAAAAGCTAACGGTTACAAACCAAGAACAGTGCAAAAGTATGTGCAGTGGTTCGCCCCTGAGACAGGGCGCAAGCCAAAACGTAAGTTAGCCATAGAAATATTAGCAAAGCTATCTGAAACCATAGGGTTTGATTTGGTTGGAGTGAAACATGACTAAGGAATGGTACACAGCACAGGAAATATCAACGCTGCCAGATACACCGAATAACGCAAGAAACATTCGTTTAAAAGCGGCTAAAGAAAATTGGCAAAAGCGTAAGTGCTCAGTCGGCAAAGGCTTTGAATATCACATCAGCTCTTTACCACAAGCTACGCAACAATTTTTAGCAAAACAAGCTGCTGAAACACTGGCCAAGGCTGAAATAGTGCCTGCTCGTTCTGCCCGTAAATTGGCTGTTGAAGTTGAGCGCCAGGAATACCTTAGTAATCAACAAAAGCAAGCTGGTCGTGAACAAGGTTTATTACAATTTAATGGCCTGCCTGAAAAATCGCAGCAAAGAGCACAAGCCAAATTGCTTATATTGCAAGCTTACCAAACTTACATTGAACCGCATAAAGCTGTTGGAAAAGAAGTTGATGGTTTATTGCAGTTTGTTAGTGAATACAAAAACCGAACGCTTGAATTGCCTGAATGGATTTATAAAGCCGTTAAAACCATTTCAAAGCAGTTTAAATACCGTTGGCAGTCAGCTCTAGATAAAGGTGGTATGACAGCCTTAGCGGGAAACTATACCAGTACGCGTGGTAAGTCGGTTATTAGCCGTCAACCCGAAGTTGAGCAGTTCTTGATGGCGTTCTTGGTTAAAAAACCACACTTGGCACAAAAGCCAAGAGCCATTCATCAGTCGTTAGTGATCATGCAACAAACGGATCACCCTGATTGGGAAATTCCTTCTATTAGTTCTGTGCAACGTTGGGTTAACTCTTGGATAAAACGGCATAGTGCTGAGTTTGCTTATGTTACTAACCCCGATGCCTATAACAGCAAGCACAGACCGCTATTTGGTCACGCTTATATGCACCAAATGTTAGAGCGTCCTAATGATATTTGGGAATTCGATTCAACTCCTGCTGACGTCATGCTTAAAGATGGCCGTCATAGCATTATTGCTGTTATTGATGTCTTTACTCGTCGTGTAAAGCTTTGGGTTGCACCTACTTCAAGCAGTGAAGGTATTTGCTTGTTGCTGAGAAAGACTATTTTAGAATGGGGCATGATCAACGAAGGCGGCTTAGCCGTTACCGATAATGGCAGTGATTATGTAAGTAAAAAAGTTAGTACATTATTTAGCATGCTCGATTTTAATCAACATAGAACTAAAGCTTATTCAGGTTGGGAAAAACCCTATGTTGAACGCTTCTTTAGAACGTTAAGCCATTCTATTGTTGAAAAGTTGCCTAGCTATATTGGGCACAATGTTAGTGACAGAAAACAAATTGAAGCTGCTAAAAGCTTCGCTGAGCGTATTAGTAAAAAAGAAACGCGAGAAGATAAAAAAGTTGAAGAACTTAAGCTTACGGGTAGTGAGTTACAAGAGTTTTTAGATAACTGGCTTGAATATAGTTATCACCATCAAGAGCATGGCGATCTTAAAGATACCCCATTTAATGTTTATCAAAAATCGGCTTATCAACCACGCATGATTAGTAACCCCGATGCCCTTAACTTATTACTTAATTATGTAAGTGATGCCACCGTTGTTCGCGGCATGGTTAAAGCAGGCGCTGTTAAATATGTTGCACCTGAATTAATGGAAGCCGTATGGGATCGCGTAAAAGTGCGCGTATTTGTAGATCCAAGCGATGTAGGTCGTGCGGTTTTATACCCCATTGATGCTATTGGTGATGATGTTTACTGGATAGAAGCGGTTAACCAAGAGTTAGTTGGTCGTGATATTAGCCCTCAAGAATTTCAAGCTCGCAGAAAACAAGAGCGCAAAGTACTTAGTAACTTTAGAAAAACAGCTAAAGCGTTGGCTGATACCTTTGGTGTTGATGAAATTCACGCGAAAGAGTTGGCTTACCACAAGGCTAAAAACAGTAGCTTATCTGCATTTCCTCAACCGTCTTTACCGCATGATAACGGCATGATTTCAGCACTTGATGACTTTAAACCAACAGCAGCTGCAGGTGATGAAAATTCACAACCAACTTATAGCGAAGCACAACTTGAAGGCATAGCCGCAAGACGTGAAAAACGTAATAGACAGCAAGCTATGGCTGCAGAAAGCAATGCTAAAACTCTACGCACAGAGCTTGAAGTTGCTTGGGATTATGCTCGTAAGTCGCTGCATACGCCATTAACGGAAAAAGAGAATAAGTGGTTTAAAGACTTTTTGCGTAGCCATGTAATGGCCGCGAGAAGAATTAACAAATTTTTAGAAGAAGCACGTCACCAACAAGACTCGAACCTAACTGGTGACGCGCATTAAACAGCACTTAAAAGTGCATTTAACATAAGGATAATACCTATGAAATTGAAAACTGTCGAAGTAAAAAACGTTTTACGTTGTGAAGAGTTGTTTGACAACTTAAATAGCCGTAGCGCCATTGTAGAGGGAATAGGGCTTGTACATGGTCCGAGTGGTTTTGGTAAAACCACCACTATGACTTGGTTATTTAACCAAGACCATGTTGATGCCATCTATGTTCGCTGCCGTGCGACCGATACCCCGTCATCATTATTAACCAAAATCGCCTTTGAAATGGGGCTTGATCCTAAATATCCGCTAGGCCGTATGGTTGACGATATTGTTGAAAATATGCGTCACAAAGAGCTTTCACTTTTTGTTGATGAAGTGGACTACGTTATTGGCTCGGCTCGAATTATGGAGTCGCTACGCGATATTTACGACTTAACTCAACAGCCAGTACTACTCATTGGTATGGATCAAATAGCTCGCCGTATATCTCATCGTAAACAGCTATTTAACCGGATTAGCGAGTGGATAGAGTTTCAACCAGCTGATTTTGAAGATGTTGCCTTATTTGCTGATGAGCTTTTAGAAAATGAAATTCGTTTAGAAGAAGACTTGCTTGAGGCCGTACAACGTAAAGCTAATGGTGAAGTGCGTCGAATTTTATCAGCACTAGAGAAAATAGAGCGTAAAGCCATTGCAGCACAGCGAGACAAAATTTCACTGGATGATGTAGATATTCGTGAAATTTTCCTAGATAGCCGCCGTCGTTAAATCCAATTTTAAGAAGTGTTGAAAGTGAAAAAAAACAACAATAAAAATCAGGTATGTCAACGGATATGGCAACACATGCTTACAAAGGATTGTTTAGTTAGCTGCTTTGATGTTGCTAACGAACTAAATGTGTCAGTTAACCATTGTCGCAATGTGTTAAATGGCTTTGTTCAACAAAAATGTGCAGTAAAACAAAAGGTAGGGCGCATTTATCATTTTGCTGTTATCGCTGCAGCTCAACCTAGGTTAACTCAAGGCAGAAGTACTGGCTCTAAACGCCAATATAAAAAAACAGGTCGCCAAAAAATTTGGAACAGCTTGAAAATACAACGTGTTGTTTCAGTTGCTGACCTAGTTTGTCTAGCCTCTGTAAGTGAAGCGAACGCAAGTTTATACCTACGAAAATTAGTTAATTCAAATTACGTTCGTGTTAAATGCGCGGTAAATACGGCTTTGCCAAATTGTGAAATTAAAGGGCAGGTTAGTACCTATCAATTATTGCGAGACACGGGGCGCTTATGCCCAATCGTGCGCAAAGATGGTTGTTGGGATCAAAACGAACAGCAGTTCTATCCTTTCAACGGACAGAATAAGGAAAATAATCATGATCAAGTGGCTTGAAGTACTTCGCCAACAAGTGGCTGAACATGGCCAACCCAAGGTGGCCAAAATGCTAGGTGTATCAACGGCCTGTGTCTCACAGGTGGTTAATGAAAAATATCCTGGCGACATGAGTCGTATAGAAAAGTTAGTAGAAGGGGCATTTTTACAAAAGTGTGTTAATTGCCCCGTACTAGGACAATTGCCTTTGCATGAATGTATGAAGCATCAGGCACGTAAAGGTATTTCTAGTAATCCACTGTATATGCAGCTTTATAAAGCTTGCCGCAGCGGTTGCCCTTACAGCAGCTTAAGTGAGCGCTTAAAGCGCCCTGTGACCATCGCTTTTGATGCCAGCAGAACAGTGAAAACTTATGACTATGAGAGTGCTGTTCGCCGATTAACAAGGCAAGCAAATGGTGCAAATAGTTTTGCAACAGCGCAGCACTTAAACGAGCTGCTTATTAGTGAATTAGAAGTGTTAGGTATTAAGTACAACCGCTTAGTTAAAAAGGAAGCAAACAATGATTAAACAGCCACTAAAAACCAAGGTACATCATAACCAACAAAATAGCCTGATCATGAAGCAAATGAGTAGAGCGCATCGGGCTATTAGCGACTTAATCAACAATGGCATGACGGTATTAAACGTTGAAATGGCACGCCAAAAGCCACGTATTGAAATACAAGCCCCAAAAAGGATAACAGGTGAAAACTTAATTATACGCGGCACTAAAAACGGCATACGAGAAGACATTAATTTTAGCACCCACAATGGTTGCATCATCTTTTGGAAAGCATAGGAGTAATAAGATGACCGAACATGTAGTAGAAAAAGCATTGAACACAGAAACGCCTAGCGGTTACCGCACTAACTCAGCAGGTCACTTGGTGCCAGAATCTAAAATTGAAGCGATAGACTTGCTTCGTGATGAGCTAGTGAAAGAGCTAACCACTGAAGCAGAGGTTATTGCCAATCAGCTGCAAGAATTCAAGGTTAAAGCGTTAATGCGTATTCAGGATTTTATTGAGTTAAGTGCTCAAACCTATGGCCAGCAAATTGGCGGTAAAAAAGGCAATGTAAGCCTAAATAGTTTTGATGGCAGTTTAATGATCAAGCGAAACATTAACGAAAACATTAGCTTTGATGAGCGTTTGATGGTGGCTAAATCCTTAATTGATAGTTGCATTCATGAATGGACTAAAGGGGGTAATGACAACATTAAAGCCCTGGTTGAACATGCTTTTCAAACCGATAAAGAGGGCAACATTTCCGTTACTCGCATTCTTGGTTTACGCCGCTTAGATATTGACGATGAGCAATGGTTAAAGGCCATGGAAGCTATTGCTGATTCCATTTCAATAACAGGCTCTAAAACTTATTTGCGTCTTTATAAACGGGATGAGCGAGATACCTTAAAGCAAATCAGTCTAGATATTGCTAACGCATAAGTGAGGCAATATGAAACATGGTGTAGAAATTATAGAAGAGATTGGCGCAGCCACAAAAGCCCAAGAAAAACATGGCTCTGTTATGGGTGAAGACGCCACCTTTGAAGACGGTGTCATAGCGGCCTTGCTGTGGGTTATTGGTAGTGAAGGGCAAACAAGCCTAATGGTTGAGTACTTACGAGAGTTTGAACAGGCCAATTGCTTTGAAAATGCCAAAGAGGTGGTAGCCGCATGAGCCAAAGAACCTATGAGCAAAAGCAGTTAATCACGCAAATGTTTGCAAAGAAAACCCAGCAAAAACCTACCGCATCAAGAGCAGATCCTGTTGCTGTAGAAAGACGAAGACGTATTGAAGCAATAGAGGAGCAAAAACGTCTTGAGTTAGCATTTTCTTTATAGCTTGAAGCTTGAAAGCGAAACCCTGTTTAGGCAGGGTCTGCCCAATGTGGTTGTTGGGTACTGATGAGCAGCCAGAGGAATAACGATGACAAAATCAAACAACACAGAGCAAGGGTTTAGCTCTTATCGCATCACCCAAGCAGGCTTGAATGCTTATGTGATGCAAACAGAGGGTAAAACATTAGCTCAGGCACAAGAGCAAAATCGCCGACACTTTAAAGACTTTGATCAACTGCCAAAAGGTAAAGTAAATGCGTAAGCGGTTAATACAACTAGCTCATGTGGCCAAGCGTGAACTTCATCTTGATGAAGATATTTACCGTAGTGTTTTAAACGATATCACTGGTAAAAGTAGCTGCGCAAAAATGAGCATTAATGAGCTTGAACAAGTGATAGAGCACTTTAAAAGTGTTGGTTTTAAAGTAAAAGCGCGTAAACGTTATAGCCCCAAAACTACGGCTAACACTTTAGGTGAAGTCGCCAAAATTCGTGCTCTTTGGATAAGCATGTTCAAAGCAGGTTTTATCAAAGACGGCAGCGAGCAGGCGCTAGATAAGTTTATTACCCGTAGTTTAAAAGCACCTCAAGGTATTAGTTATCATGCGGCTTTTTTAAAGCAAGACCAAGCTCGCATTGTGATAGAAATGCTTAAGCAATGGCAAAAACGTGTGGGCAGTAAAGCAAAGTTGCAGGAGAAAAAGCAGTAATGAAATTAGGCAGATGTCCAACGTGCCATACAGCTATTCACGTTGATGCCATGGTTCAGGATGAAGCAGGTAGAGAATTAATGGCCACCTTGGCTAAATTAAATAGCAAAATCGGTAGCAGTGTTTTGCAATATGTGGGTTTGTTTCGCCCCGTTAAAAGCGACTTAAACAATGGCCGCGCATTAAAGCTACTAACGGAGGCGCTTGCATTAACGAATAATTTGCAATTATTAGCGGCAGGCTGTGATGCCACGGTGAGAAATATTCACACCAAACGACAAAGTGGTGAAACGGTAAAGCCATTAACTAATCATAATTACTTAAAACAAGTTTTAACTGGGCTTAAAGAACAGTTTAAAGCTCATGATGCTAGTGCAGGCAATACTAGTATGGGTACAGCGCAAGTAAAACAGTTCCATCAGTTAAGTGATGCTGAAAATGAGCGACTTCGCCTAGAGCAAATAGCCCAGTTCAATGTAAATAAAAAGTCAGGAGAAAAGTCGTGAGTCAGCAAGAGCTTTTAAATACCGATGACAACCTTAATGATTTATTAGCACATAGCGATAACTTAGCCAATGACGATAAAGCATGGCCTAAAATGCTAGCTGATTTAATTGCGGTTAATGTAGCTGAACTAAAAGAAGATGGCTTTGAGCATAGCGAGGCTTGGCGCATTGCTAAACGTTTGATCATACGTCAATCACACTTTTTAGGTGGTGGTATGGTGTACTTGCCTCGTAATGACAAGCTTAAAAAAGCGCTACGTGACGCTAATTTGTACCATGACTTTAATGGTCATAATCACCGTGAGTTAATGAAAAAATATAATTTAACCCAGCAATCGGTTTATCAAATCTGTGCTGAGCAGCGCCAGTTGTTTATTGATAAGAAGCAGGGGAAATTGTTTTAGTTGTTGGGTAATAGGTACTTATTGAGACTTTGGCTTTTCAGACCAATTGAGAATTATTTCCTTTGGGAATAATTCTTTCGCTATTATTGATACTTTATTAAATAGCTCCATTAAAGAAGTTTCCGTTTCTTCAACATGGAAACACACTTGTTCAATCCCCTGAAAGGCACCTTTAAATACACGTTCGCCTAATTTGTAATGATACTCTTTTAAAGGTAATTTTTTCCCTGTTAACTCATGTTTGCTTACTAATGGCTGGACTTCATTTATATAAAATTCATTTCTAATTTTGATTGAACCCATAGCTTGTTCAAATCTAGATTGCTCTAGACGAAGCTCCATCAAAATGTGAGCATAATGATGCTCTATTAAAAAACTTAATTTATTTTGTTCAAATTTAAGATCTGAGTAATCTGGCTGTGCAAGTGCTGGCAAATTAAAAGCTTTCTCAAAATCGCTTTGATACTTATCCAAGTCTCTCTTAACAAGTTTTATGGCATTAATTTGTTGTACTAATATAAACAGAGTTCTGTTCATAACTATTCTATTTTCTTTATGTTCAGCTAGTTTTTTTTCACTTTGGTCAAGTTTAAAAGCAGAGTAAGCTCCAATAAAAGCACCTATAATTACCGAAAATAATTTTATTGAAAATTCATATTCAATAGGGAGAATAGACTCTTCGATAGCTACTCCAGCTAGGTACCAAACATTAATTAATAACAAAGCTAAGATTACACCTAAAAATTCAGGTACATAATGTTTCATCAATAATTCCTTTTTTATTTGAAGATGTTATGACTAAAAAATCAATGTTATACTGGATGATGCTCTTAGAGGAAGTGGAAAATAATAAATTTATAGCTTAATAACAAGGATGTTACCTATGAAAAATATTCCTAAACAATCACTTTTTTAACGTCAATAGCCGACAAGGGTGTTAAAAAAGCTTTCCTATTCGGTAATGACCTCATTTTTTTCTTGAGATAATTACCTCGTCTTACTTTTATTAATTAAGTGATTATTTTAAAAAAAAGCTGTTGTTTTTAGCTTTTTTATCATTAAGATGGGTAAGGCTTTAAGCAATTGTAATTAAAAAATTGGAGCCTAAAATGGTAGAAATAAAAGAATTGTTATATGAAATCTCAAGCTGTAACCGCGGCTTACTCTGTATTGAAAATGCGCTTGGAGACTCACCAGCAGCCGACCTGCTAAGGCAAATGAGACTTAGGGAGAGTGCATTACTAGATCAAATTGATAAAATCATTCATTAACAATCAGTTATGAAATATTCAAAACCGCTCTATTGAGCGGTTTTATAATTTATAAATTAAGGAGTTATAAATTGTCAGAACAAGAACTACCAACCGCTATTCATTATGTTCATTCTATTTGGTTTGTTATGTTGGCTACAGGTGTATTAGGTGGCTTACTATCCTATTACATCGATAAAGGAGAGGGGAAAGGGGGTAAGAATAAGTCGACTAAGCCTTGGCAAAGGCACTTGATTACCGGCGTACTGGCAACATTTATGGTGCCTTTGTTTTTACAAATGATCGGTAGTGGCTTATTGAAAGAGTTATCACCACAACATTATAATTTTTTCGTTTTTTTAGGTTTTTGTAGCGCCGCAGCTTTCATTGCTCAACATTTCGCAACATCAGTATCAACTTCGATGTTGAAAGATACACAAAAAGAAGCACATCAAGCAAAAGCAGATGCTGAAGAGGCCGTGAAAATTTCTCAAACAAATGTTCAACGTGCAGAGACATTAAAAGTTGATAATTATAAAATTAAAGGTGCGTTGCATTTTCAATCGAAAGACTATGATAAAGCTCTTAATAGTTTAAACCGCTATTTAAAGCATTACCCTGATGATTCTCACTCACTTTGGCGAAAAGCTTATATTTTAAAAAGAAAAAATTTAGTTCAAGAAGCATTTGAATTGGTCGATAAAGCAATAAAGCATGAGCATGAAAGTGATGCCTCAATTTTGTATTATAATAGAGCTTGTTACAGTTGTTTATTAAATCACAAAGTAGAGTCAATAATTGCTGATTTACAAAAAGCTTTTTCTTTAGATTGTGACAATTTGATTGAGGGGTATATTAGGGATGATTTAACGGTTAATGAAGAAGATCCTAATAACACTTCTGATTTAATTTCTATAAAAGATGACCCGAAATTTGTTGACTTTCTACAGGAAAAGAATATAAATATAGATACTCAAAAAGACGCAGCTATAGAGAAATAGTGGTTTGTAACAAAACCGTAACAAAAATTTACTAACACTTTTGTTGATTTTTGGTACTATACTCTGTATAAAGCTGCTCAATTAAAAATATTATTAAATAACTTTGGTGGGACATATTATGAAATTAATCTTCAACATAGAGGTATCAGATGTGAAACCTCCTATTTATTCTTAATGTTTTAAATAAAAAGGCTCCTACGGGGGCTTTTTTATTGCATAAAATTTACCAAGCCCATTAAATTCGCTATCATATTTTTTATACTAAATGGCATTCAACTGTATTAATGCAGCATTAACCCCCTTGAATCCCACCTAACTTAACCATGCCGCCATACTGGCGGCATGAACAAGAAACTCTTACATAACAAAACAACTAGCTTAAACGCTAGTACCAACACAAATATACCAACCGCTGCTTTGCAGGCTATTCTTAGTGTGCTTAAGCAAGAGGGTGGTTATGTTAATAACCCCACAGATAATGGCGGTGAGACTAACTTTGGTATTGCTAAGCGTTGGTATCCCCACCTTGATATAAAAAACCTAACCCGTGAGCAAGCGGCAGATATTTATTACTGGGACTACTGGTGTAAAAATAAATGTCATTTAATGCCACCCGCTATAGCAACTATGGTGTTTGACACTGCGGTTAATCAAGGCGGTAGCTTTGCCCGTAAAACTTTACAAATGCTGGTTGGTGTTAGCCAAGACGGCATTATAGGCAATCAAACCATTGCAGCCACCACGTTAACTAACTCTAATTTATTACTCATTGACTACAGCAAATGCCGCGCCCAACGCTATAGCGAATTAGTTGAAAAAGACACCTCTCAAATTGTTTTCTTAATAGGCTGGTTAAATCGTACTTTTAACGTGTTGATTGAGTGTCAGCTGTTGCTTGCTAAGGACACCAAACATGCTTAGGGGGAGAGGTTATCAATCTGTTCCTGGTAACAGACGTTATCGCGAAGGTCGCCAAGCACGCTTACGTGCAGAAGTGTTTCATCAGCTGCAGGGGCTACCTATTAATTACAGCTGTATTTATCGGCGTATAGAGCAAGCTAACCAATATCGTAAAGGCTGGGATAGTGTCAGTGCCATAGATATTGATATAGCCGTGAAAAAGGTGGAATCAGGCCAAACAAAACTGTTATCCGAAACTGCTCGAAAACTAAAAGAAGGAAAACAATAGTATGTCAATCATCGCCGCATTAGGTATTGCACAGGCTGTAGGGCTTACAGACTGGGTTAAAGGTAAATTAGAAAGGAGTGATTCAAGCGCTGCCAAAGTTGCTAGCAAGGTGCTTGATTTTGCCGCAAGTAAAACAGGGGAAAGTGATCCTAAAAAAATAGAAGCAGCACTAAGCTCCAACCCCGAATTAGCTGCTCAATTAAAGCAAACCTTAATGGCCAATGAGCATGAGCTTGATATGGCACCGTACCTTGATCGACAAGATGCCAGAGCTATGCATAACAAACACCCCGAACAAGCCGACAAAATAGCTGACGGTATTATGAAATACAACCTGCCTTATATTTTTGTTTTGCTTGTTGCCAATGTACTGGCCATGTTTTTCCTCAAAGACTACAGCGCCATTTTAGCCATTGTTTCAAACCTACTGGGTATGACTATTAAGTCGCTTTTTGATGAGCGTAATTGTGTAACGGGTTTTTACTTTGGTTCAAGCATGGGCAGTAAAAACAAAGATGTAAATCAGGTTAAGGGAGCTGTTAAGCATGACTGATACAGTAGATAGAGCGTGTGAACTTGAGCAAAAGCAACGCGAGCAGGCGCTGGCTGCTGCTAAGCAGCCAGTAGAGCAGCCAAATGAATTAGAAGGCCATCGTTATTGTCTTGATTGTGATATTGAATTAAGCGTAAAGCGCTTAGTTGCTAACCCAAATGCCGTTCGTTGTGTTGATTGCCAAACATTACATGAACACCAACAAAAACAGTTTAGAGGGCGTTATTAATGCTGGCTTGGTTTTTAGAATATTGGAAATTACTGGCTTTAGTGATCAACGGGGTTTTCATTGTTGGCGTATGGGCTATGAGTAAAACTTTTGCCAAAAAAGATGCCGTTAATGAAAGTTTAACCAACTTGGATAAGCGTATTGATTTACTTGATGCCGCAATAGAAAGCCTGCCAGATAAAGATTTAACACACAAGTTAGAGTTACGCATAGAGCAGCTTAGTGGCGATATTAAGCGTATAGAGCCCAGCCTTGTGTCAGTTAAAACCCTGTCAGATATGTTGTTAGAAAATGAGCTTAAAGGTAAAGGATAAAGGAAAAGAGCAATGGCGATAAATAAAGTAATGAGTGAACACCAGCGGTTATCTATTTTATTAGCTTTAGCAGCAATGAATGGCTATCAAACCAACGACTCTATGTTGCAAAGCGCCTGTGCTGCTTATGGCCACACCATGAGTAGTGATAAAGTTTTAGGTCACTTAGCTTGGCTATCTGAACAAAGCTTAGTTTCACTAGAAACCAATGGTAATTACACCATGGCAACGCTCACTAGCCGTGGCCAAGATGTTTCGGAAGGTGTTGCAACCTGTCCAGGTGTTAAAAAGCCACGCGCCAAGTAAGGGGCTAAGTAATGTCAGCTAATAAGGAACGTAAAACGCGCGGTAAACCGTCAAAGGTACATCAGCTGCCCGACAACATCAAAGCCAAACTTGATGAATTATTACGTGAAGGCAAGCTTACCCAGTCTACTATATTAGACAAGGTAAATAGGCTTATTGAAGAGGCTGGGCTTGATGATTCAGACAAACTTAGCAAGTCAGGTATTAATCGCTACTCAACCAATATGCAAACCGTAGGGCAACGAATTGCCGAGGCGAGAGCTGTTTCAGAGCAATGGGTCGCAAAGCTAGGTGATAAGCCCAGTGGTGATGTCAGTAAAATACTCATTGAAATGGTTCGAACTATTGCCTTTGATAGTGTGTTAGATGCTTCAAACTCAGCCGAACCTGTACACCCTAAGTTCATTAAAGACCTTGCTATAGGTATTGAGAAACTTGAAAAAGCGGCTACGGAATCAACCAAGCGTGAAAAAGAAATACGTAAAGCGTTTGCAGAAGAAGCGGCGGCACTGGTGGAAGGTGCAGCGCAACAAGCAGGATTAACCAGCGATGGTGCTGATGCTATAAAGCGTGAAATTTTAGGAATTGCTTAATGCCAACTGATACGCCTGAACTAAGTCCTTTTGATGAAAATGAATTGTTACTCGGTTATCAAAAACGTTGGATAGCTGATGATTCCCCGTTAAAAATTGCTGAAAAGTCTCGTCGTACAGGTTTAACCTGGGCAGAGGCTGCAGATGCCGTTTTATGTGCTAGTAAAGCTAAAAGTGCTCATGGTACCAACCATTTTTATGTTGGCTCCAATAAAGAAATGGCGAGAGAGTTTATTGATGCGGCTGCCATGTGGGCAAAAGCCTTTGATAAAGCGGCAGGCGATATTCAAGAAGAAATTTTTATTGATGCAGGGCAAGACGGTAAAGAAATTTTAACTTTTGCTATTCACTTTGCCAGTGGTTTTAAAATTCAAGCGTTAAGTTCTAACCCGTCAAACCTTCGTGGTATGCAAGGTAATGTCACCATTGATGAGGCGGCGTTTCATGATCGTTTAGCCGAAGTACTCAAAGCCGCTTTGGCATTAACCATGTGGGGCGCGAAGGTACGTTTAATCTCAACCCACAACGGCACTGACAACTTATTTAATAACATTATTCAAGACAGTCGAGCGGGTAAAAAACGTTATTCTGTGCATCGTATTACCTTAGATGATGCCTGTACTGAAGGCTTATATAAGCGTATTTGCCAAATAAAAGGTGATACCTGGTCAGAAGAAAATGAGCAAGCTTGGAAAGATGGTTTGCTTAATGACACGGCCACTGAAGAAGATGCTCTAGAAGAGTACTTTTGTGTGCCTAAGCAGGGTGGTGGTGTTTATATCAAACGTGTTTTGGTTGATGCAGCCATGAAAGCAGATATTCCTATTTTACGTTTTACAGCAGATAAAGACTTTTTATCCTGGTCTGCTCGTCATAAACAAATGCAAATTAAAGAATGGTTTGAAGCATTAAACCCGCATTTAACTGCGCTTAAAAAAGATTTAAATCATGCTTTTGGGGAAGATTTTGCCCGTAAGGGAGATTTATCGGTATTTGTACCGCTGCAAATTAATAAAGACTTAACCAAACGCGTGCCGTTCTTACTTGAAATGAGCAACCTCACTTACGATGCACAAAAAGAGCTATTGTTTTTTATTTGTGATCGCTTGCCCCGTTTACAAGGTTTAGCCTTTGATGCCACGGGTAATGGTGGTTACTTGGCTGAAGCCGCTGCCGAGCATTATGGAACTGAAATGGTTGAACAAGTGATGCTTACCGATAAATGGTACATGGAATGGATGCCAAAACTTAAAGCAGAATTTGAAGACTTCAATATAGAAATTCCTCGTCACCAAGATGTACAAGATGATCTTAACCAAATTCAAACCGTGCGTGGCATTCCCAAGATAGACAAAGGCAGTACCAAGGGCAGTGATGGCCGTCAACGCCATGGGGATACTGCAGTAGGTTTTGCTATGGCCATTCGTGCTAGCTGGATGGATGGCGGTGTTATTGAGTTTACTCAACTTGCACAAAAGGCGGGTACTTGGCACCAAAAAGAAAAAACCTCAAAAGATTATATGCGCCCTGATCATAGTGGCGACTTACTACAGAATTATGACCAAGGAGCCTATTAACTATGGCTACACAAGCAGCTAACCCAATCCAAACTGATAGTAAAGGCAATAAGTTCCGCATTAAATATTTAAAGAAGCAGCAAACGGATGATGCCAAGCTTGGCCATTTGCGTACTCATTTTAGTGATCACCCAAGCCGAGCATTAACGCCACAAAAACTAGCCGATATTTTAATTGGTGCAGAGCAGGGTAATATTATTGCCCAATGCGAACTAGCCGAAGATATGGAAGAAAAAGACGGCCACGTATTTGCTGAATTGCAAAAGCGCCGCCGTGCGCTATTAGGCGTTGATTGGAAAATAGTGCCGCCACGTAATGCCAGTGCAGCTGAGATAAAAGATACTGAAATGCTGCAAGAGCATTTTGAAGACATGACCTTTTTAGATGATGTTATTTTTGATGCCTCAGATGCGATATTAAAAGGTTTTTCTAATCAAGAGATCACTTGGCAGCAACTGGGTGCAGGTACCAGTAAAATATGGTTGCCACAGCAAGTTGAATTTAAAGATCCGAGCTGGTTTATGACACATCCAGCATTAGAGCCTGGACAAAACCGTAATGAACTGCGCTTACGTGATAACAGTGTAAACGGTGAAGCACTACAACCTTTTGGTTGGATAAGCCACACCCATAAAACTAAATCAGGTTATTTAGCGCGTTCTGGTTTAGCGCGTGTTTTAGCTTGGCCCTACTTATTTAAAAATTATAGTGTGCGCGATTTGGCTGAATTTTTAGAGATTTATGGCTTACCGCTTCGTTTGGGTAAATACCCTACAGGAGCAAGTCAGGAAGAGAAAAACACCTTGCTTAATGCGGTAATGAGTATTGGTCATAATGCGGGTGGTATTATCCCCAAAGGTATGGAAATAGACTTTCAAGAAACAGCCAAAGGCACGCAACAACCTTTTGAATATATGGTTGGTTTGATGGAAAAAACCATCTCTAAAGCCATTCTTGGCGGTACACTTACCAGCCAAGCAGATGGTAAAAGCTCAACTAATGCTTTAGGTAATGTGCATAATGAAGTTCGCCAAGAGCTACGCGATAGTGACTTAAAGCAAATAGCAAACACCATTACTCGTGACCTTGTTTTTCCGCAGTACTATTTAAATGGTAAAAGTTTTCAGCATCCAAGCCGTTCTCCACGCTTTGAATTTGATATTACTGAAGCTGAAGATTTGAAAACCTTTTCTGATTCACTACCTAACTTAGTTGATATTGGCTTTAAAATTCCACTTAACTGGGCGCAAGACAAACTGCAAATACCTGAACCTCAAGAAAATGAAGCTGTATTAGCGCGAGCAGCTGCTACATCAAAAGAAGAGCAAACTGCCAAGTCAGAGCAAGAAGTAAAACTTAAAGCTATTCGTAAGATTACAGCCTTAAAGTTAAAACAAGAAAAAGCAAAGTCAGTTAACGCTAAAGATGAGGTAGATGATTTCAGTGCTCAACTCGCTAACGAAATGTCACCCGTTCTTGAGCAATTCACCAATGAAGTGCAGCAGCTGGTGGAGCAAGCGGATTCATTAGAAACATTACAAACCTTGTTAACTGACATTGATTTATCAGTAGATGAAGCCAGTGAGGTGATGCAGCAAGCATTCATTGTTGCAGAGCTTAGTGGCCGTTTTGATGTTAATAAAGAATCAGGCGAAGGTGAATAATGACAGTTCGCTATGGCTCTTTACCTTTTAAAGAGGCGATGAGCTTCTTTAAAAACAAGTTAAATATGCCCTCAGAGCGTTGGGCAGATATTTGGCGTGACGGTCATAACTCAGGCTTTATGGTGGCAGGCGCACTTAAAAATGACTTGCTTAATGATTTTCGCAGGGCAGTTGATAGTGCCATAGCTGAAGGTAAAAGCATTGGCTGGTTTCAAAAAGAGTTTAACACCATTGTAGCCAAACACGGTTGGAGCCATACGGGTGAAGCAAACTGGCGCTCAAAAGTGATTTACGACACTAACATGAGGCAAAGTTATAACGCTGGCCGTTATGAGCAATTACAGCACTTTGACTTTTGGGAGTATCAACATGGTGACAGCTTACACCCAAGACCCATGCATTTATCCTGGCATGGCACAGTGTTACCCAAAGAGCATGGCTTTTGGCAAACGCATTTCCCTCAAAACGGTTGGGGCTGTAAATGTAAAGTACGGGGCAGAACGGCGAAACAACTTGAGCGCCAAGGTAAAAAGGTAAAGTTACCACCCAAAGCAGAAATAATTGAGTGGACGGATAAAGCCACAGGTGAAATACATATAATCCCTAAAGGTATTGACCCTGGCTTTGACTATGCCCCTAAAAAGGTAGCGGTAGCACAGCAGCAAAAAAAGCTTAGCACTGAAAAAGCAGCGCCTTTTATATCGCCACAGCGTATAGCTCCTAGTGCTTTTAGTACCGTGAAAGGGGCTGATGTTCATAGCTTAAATGCTAAGTTAGCTGAATTTAAAACAGCTAAACCTCAGTTTGATTTACTGAGCCAGTTTTTAGCTAAGCATGAGATTAAAACTCTATTTGTTAAAGCCAGTGAAATGGTGCCCCGTGGCAAAGCATCAAGAAAAATTAATGATGCTGTTATGGCCTATTTACCTGATGCAGTTAAAAAATATGGTCATAATAACTATACTTATCGTGCAAAACGAAACGCTATGCCTAACGGTTGGACGGCAGCAGAGCTTAACCACATAACGGTAAAGCTTGAAAGCCATGCTAATTTTAATAAGGTTAATGTTAGTGAACTGATTAACGCGGTTGAGCTTGCTATACTGCAAGGTAAGGATAATATTCCGCGTACTTTGTCTGCAATCATTAGGCATTGGGGAGATAGCGGTAACCATGGTGGTGCAATTATTACTTGGTTGCATGAGCTTGGCCACCAAGTACACTTTAAGGCGGGTAGCCCAATACAGCCTTTTAACCGTGCTATTAGTTTAACTCGCTACGGCAGTGATATAGATGTTGAGTGGCATGCTGAGCACTTTGCTGCTTGGGTGCTTAATCGTGAAGCCTTAGCTCGATGGAATAATGATATAGCTATGTATTTTGATAATTTAATGAAAAAGGCGTTAATATGAATTCGCTTGAAAAAATGCTACAAAAAGCAAAACAAGATCCCATCGACCATAGCGCACCCTTGCCGTTAGTAGATAAAGCATTTGATGTTATTAATAACGATGATTTAACTTTTACTGAAAAGAAAATAAAAATTGATGTTCTAGAGCAGCAGGCCAGTGGCTATGAGTTAACTTGTTTTAGTGACGTGCATGAGGCACTACTAGTTAACGCAAGCATGGCAGAGTTATCAGCATTAGATGAAGCTGAACAAGATTAATGGCAGGCTCGTTTGTTAGTGTTGATATTCGTGGTCAAAAGCAAGTAGCCCAAGCGTTAAATCGCTTGTTAAAGCAGGGGGGGGATCTTGAACCAGCCTTCCGAGACATTGGTGAATACTTATTAGAATCAACCCAGCAGCGCTTTATTGACCAACAAGCTCCAGACGGTGAGCCGTGGGAACCACTTTCACCACAAACACTGAAAAACAAAAAGCGTCAAGACAGAGTATTAACTGAAACAGGTACGCTTGCCGATACCTTGAATTATCAACTAGGTAATAATCAACTAATGCTTGGCTCTAATCTTGAGTATGCAGCAACTCATCAATTTGGTCGTGAAGCTGATGGTATACCCGCACGACCTTTTTTAGGGGTAGCCCCATTTGAACAAGCTGAAATACTCTATATTCTCCGTGATCATTTAGCAGATGGTATTTAATCATAATTCAATGATTTACCTCAAAGCCCTGTAAGCTATTTTCTCGCCTTAAATTGTGAATCTGGTATATTGCCCCAAGAAATTCAAATAAATTCAACAGTGAAGTTTTTAAACGGGTGTTAAATGGGTATGGAAGTGGTAAAAGGTAATAGGGAGTTCGACTATAAAAAGTTGGTCGTTAATATGCTATGGTTTGTAGTAATCATTTTTTTGTTAGCAATAAGTATTTATATCGATAGGTTTGGTTTTTTCTTTCCACTTGAGACACTCGGAACGCTTGAGCAGTTTGGCTCATTTGGTGACTTTGTTGGTGGGATGATGAATCCTTTGTTGCAATTTATTGTAATAGCTATGTTGTTTTGGAGTATTCAAATTCAACAAAGAGAATTAGCTCTGACTAACGAGACATTACAGGCAACCAGAGAAGAGATTAAAGAAAGTCGTGAAGCTACACAGGCAAGTGCTGCAGCATTACAGGCTCAGGCTAAATTTCAACGCACTCAATTAGAACTAACTGCTATTGAAGGTGTTTTAAGTAAGTTGTTACTTGATTTAGAAGATAATAGTAAGAGAGGCCGGTTTGCTATAGGTTTGATAAATGAGGAGTCATTGTTTGATCTAAATATTAATGAAATAGTTTTACATATTAATAAAAAAGGATATAGGGCTATATGTGAAGCAACATCTTACAACGATGATGAGGAAAACCAACAAATATTATTTAGGGTTCATGATCTTTTGGCGGAACTTCAAGGTTTATTGTTGAAATACGTACAAGAAGATGGCTCTCAATACGTTGTAGAACATTGGTTGAAAAATATATTTCCTTATCTGGTGTTTTTAAATAAATATGCCATTGTTGCTCCGTATTCTTGTGTTAATGAGCATGATAAAATTCTTGATGCTATGATTGATTTTTTTGCCTGTAGGGGCGTTGATTTTGGTTTTATTAAAGATAAATATTCAATGCGCTCACTTTTATATTCTGAGTTCTGTAACTAGTATACTGCCAGAAGAAATCTAAATAAATTCAACAGTGAAGTTTTTAAACGGGTGTTAAATGGGTATGGAAGAAGTTGAAAAGAGCGTTAAAGATGATGAAACAGAATATAGTAATAAACCTTGGGATATTATTGTTTATTTTGCTTTAGTTGCTGTAACTCTTATTGGGGCTTTAGAGCTTTACAATTTTTTTAATTTTTTCCCTGGAAGTGAACATAGCCATGAGGCGTGGGGAACAACGGGAGATTTTTTTGGAGGTACATTAAACCCTCTGTTGCAGTTTGTTGTGATTGCGATGTTGTTTTTGAGCATTCATATTCAAAAGAATGAATTGAAGATTTCTAACGCCACCTTACGTGCTACTCAAGCTGATCTAGCAGAAACTCAAAAAACAAGCGTGAAACAAGCTGAAGAATTAGAGAAGCAAACTGAAATCCTAAAGCAACAACAACAAGATAATTTAGAACAAATTAAAGTTGCTCAAGAAATCTCAATATTAGACAAGCAAAAAGAAGTTCTAGAGAAACTTCTTTACAAACCAATCTCTCACTGGAGAGAAGAAAAAACTACTATTAATATGGTAATAAATGACCCTACATTAATTAAAGATGACTTTTTTTTAGGATCAGAGGAAACTAGCTATCAGAGAAAGATCTCGGCAAACATATCAGTGGTTTTACATCGCTTATCTATGAGTTTATGCGCATTGTTAGAATGCAAAAATATACCAGTTACTACAGCTACTATTGAAACAGAGTGGCTTATCGGTAATTTATATAAATTGAATAAAACCAATGTAGTAGGTAACAAAGTGTTGGTTGAAATTAAAAATGACCTCTATAACAAAGTACATGGTTCAACATTAGATATTAAAAATAAAGAGTTATTAGAAGATATCATGAGCGTTCTAACTTAAATTTAAGCATTAACCCCCCTGAATCTCAGTAATTAACTTCATAACGCCATACTGGCGTTATGAAAACATTCCCAAGCAAAAAATCACTCAGCCGAAACCTTGGCTTAGCCATTCTGACAAAACAAGTGCCAGCCAATGTTGCGGTACTTACCTTTGCTGATAGTGCAATTGAGCCAAGCGCAAGCAATCGTGTGCAAATTTTACCTGATGGCTATTTCACCCCAACTGACAATAGAGATATTGATGTTGAGGGCGGCAAATGGCTAATGGATGCTCAAGCATTCACCTCATTAACTGCAAACCTAAACCAACGTAAAAATGACTTGATGTTTGATTACGAACATCAAACCCTTTATACCGAAGAGAACGGACAGCCAGCTCCTGCTGCAGGATGGTTTAAAAAATTAGACTATGTGCCTGGTGAAGGTTTATTTGCTGTAGATGTTGACTGGACAAAAACAGCCGCCAAACACATTAATGATAAAGAATATCGTTATACCTCAGCGGTATTTTCATATGACCTTAAAACAGGTCGTCCCCTTGAGTTAATGCATGTTGCTTTAACCAATGACCCCGCGCTTGATGGCATGAAAGCTATTGCTGCCTTAAAGAGTGCCCTAAAAACAAAGAATCACTTAACTGGCCACGCTGCCACCCCAACCGGAGAAATCCCCATGAATGAAGCATTAAAACTCATGCTTGATTTGCTTGGTATTGCGCATACCGACGACGAACTGTCGAATACTGCTGCTTTAACTGCAATTCAAGATAAAGCCAAGGTGGCTATAGCTGCGCTTAAAAGCAAAGCAGATAAAGCTGGCCAACTTGAAAAAGATTTAAATACCGCACAAACCTCGGTTACTGCACTTAAAGCACAAGCCACTGCAGCAGGGAGCAATGTTGATTTAAGTAAATTTGTACCTAAAGCAACTTACGATGCTGCTATTAACCAAGTAGCTACTTTAAAAGCCAAGGGTGATAACAACTCGGTTGAGCAGTTACTAAAAGACAATAGCGATAAGGTGTTTGAGTCTGAAATTGACTACTTAACTGATTTTGGTAAGCAACAAGGTTTTGCTGCACTTAAAGCCATGGTTGATGCACGCCCAGCAATTGCGGCATTAAAAACCACTCAAACTAAAGGCAAAGAAAAGCCTGATAACACTATCACAGGCACAGCTGCATTGACCGCTGAGCAAAAATATACCGCTGATCAACTTGGCCTTAGCCATAAAGATTATTTAGCGCAACTTAACAAGACCAATACCTAAAAGGAACGTAAATAATGGCTATTATTACCCCAGCGTTAATCGCCTCGCTTTTTACTGGCTATCAAGCCAATTTTGAAGCGGGCAAATCAGAAGCCCAACCGCAATTTAGCAAAATTGCCTCTGTTATTAAGTCAACCACAGCATCAAATACTTACGGTTGGTTAGGTAAATTCCCTAGCTTAAAGGCTTGGGTTGGCGATAGAGATATTCAGTCGATGCAAGCCCATGGTTACACCATAGTGAATGAAGATTATGAGTCAACTGTTGGTGTTGATCGTAACGACATTGAAGATGATAACTTAGGTATTTATGCGCCTATTTTTAAAGAAATGGGTAATGCCGCTGCTATTCATCCTGATGAGATGTGCTTTCCCTTATTAAATGCAGGTTTTACGACTGCTTGTTACGATGGTCAGTTCTTCTTTGATACCGACCATCCCGTTAACCCTAAAGCTGATGGCTCAGGTGTTGATGTGTCGATGGCCAATATGGTTGATGACGGTGTTGGTTATACAGGCGAACCATGGTTCTTACTTGATACCAGTAAAGCTATTAAACCAATTATTTTCCAGGAACGTAAAAAACCTGCACTTATTGCCATGACAAAAACCGATGATGAAGCGGTTTTTATGAGTAAGCAATTTCGTTATGGCGTGGATTGTCGTGATAAGGCGGGTTATGGATTTTGGCAAATGGCCTTTGCTAATAAGCGCGAGTTAACCGCTGATAACTTGTGGGATAGCATCGCTAAGATGCGTGCCTTTACTGCCGATGGTGGTCGTAAATTAGCCATTAAGCCAACCTTATTAGTTGTGCCACCAAGCTTAGAGAAAGTTGCACGTCGTTTACTTGAGCGTGAGTTAGACGCTAATAGCTCTAATGAGTTAAAAGGTCGCTTAGAAATACTAGTAGCTGATTACCTATAGTTCTTCCCTTTGGTTAGTTCTGTTTGGACAAAGGCAGAACTAACCTTTTTTATTCATAAATTTAAAGAGTAAATATTATGTCTGATCTTGTAAAAGTAAATGTTAAATCGCTAAAGCCTGATGGTTATCGTCGTGCGGGTGTAGCTTTAAAACAAGGTGAAAATGAAATTGAAGTAACCCCTGAGCAATTTAAGCAAATGGATGCAGATGCCAATTTAATTGTTGAAGCTGTGGACTTAGATGCTGCAGAGCAAAAAGTCACTAAAAAAGCTCCTGCTAAACAGGCAGCTAAGTAGGTATGTATTGCACTAAACAAGATTTAATAGACAGGTTTGGTCAAGACGAGTTAGTTGATTTAACTGATCGTGTTAATGCTGATGTTATTGATGACTCCGTACTTGGCCAAGCTATAGCTGACGCTGGTGCTGAAATGGACGGTTACTTAGGTGGCCGTTATCAATTACCACTGGCAACAGTGCCGCCAGTACTTAAAGCGCTTTGTTGCAATATTGCTCGTTACAAGTTGTATGACGAACAAGCTAGCGAGCAAGTAATCAAACGTTACGACAGTGCTATTAAATTCTTATTTAGTGTGTCTAAAGGTGAAATTAGTTTAGGTGTTGATGGCACAGGAGCAAAGGCGACCAGTACGGATTTAGCAGACATACAAAGTGCTGGCAGTGTCTTTGCTCGCAGCAAGTCAACTGGGTTTATCTAAGGAGTAGCTAATGATTGACGCTGTTATCGCTAAATTATCAGCTGCTCAGTTAAATGGTAAACCGCTATTTAACAAGGTTGAAGAGGCTATTGATTTAAGTAGCTCAATGAAAGGTAGGCTTAAACCATCGCCCGTTGCTTTTATTGTTGAAATTAGTCGTCGCCCTGGTAACAACGCTCGTGATATGGGCATTGCACAGCAAGAAGTCACTACCACTATTGGCGTGGTTATTGGGATTAGCAAAACCAATGATCCACAAGGCGCTAAAGCAAAAACAGCGGTAGCGCCTATTTTAAGTGAAACAAGAAAAGCCTTATTTGGCTTTAGCCCAACAAGTGAACATTCAGCCTTATTACTAGCAGCTGCAGACACAGTTGGCGTAACTGAACACGCCCTTTGGCAGTTAGAGCGATTTACCACAACACATTTTGAAGAGGCAAGCCAATGAGCAAATCCATTGAATTAAACAAGCGCCAAGGCGGTAGTTACAGCAAAGACCCTACAACAGGTGAAACCAAATTAGTTCAACAAACTAAGCATCAAGAAATAACGGGCTTTGAGCAACAAGCAGAACAAGTTGGTAAAGCAAAAGTATCGGATAAAGCTAAAAAATCCGTGGCGAAATAAGGAGCCTAACAATGAGATTTAGTGAAAAATTACTCTTAGCAAAAATTGAAGCTACCTATGGTGTTGATGCTTCACCTAGCGCTGTAAATGCTATTTTAGCAAAAGATGTTGAGCTAACCCCTTTGGAGGCAGAAGCCCTAGAGCGCGGTTTAGTTAAGCCATACCTTGGTGCTGACGAATCTATTATCAGCGGTGAGCATGTACTCATTAGTTTTAAAGTTGAATATCAAGGTAGTGGTACTGCCGGAACGGCGCCCGCTTGGGGGCCACTAATGCGTAGTTGTGGTTTTGCTGAAACTATTACCGCACTTACCTCGGTTGAATATGATTTAGCGGCCAGCAATTATGAAAGTGCCACTATGTATTTCAACATGGGGAAAAACCTACATGCAATGAAAGGTGCCCGGGGCAATGTAAAACTGAGCTTTGAAAAAGGTATCTCTTATTTAGAGTTTAACTTTATTGGTCTTTGGGTAGACCCAACTGAAGTTGCCCCAGTAACGCCTGATTGGTCGGCTTGGCAAAAACCAACCCCCGTTGGTGCTGGGCGAACATCAGGTTTTAGCATTAATGGTTTTGCTGCTAAGCCTTACAAGTTATCGGTTGATGTAGGTCAAGACGTAAAGTTTATTGAAACGCTAACAACTCAAAGCGTCGATATTAATGAGCGTAAGGCGAGTGGCTCAGTCAGTATTGAAGCCCCTGATTTATCGGTTAAAGACTTCTTTAGTGATGCTAAAAACTCAATGACAGGTGCATTAACTATTCAACACGGTCAAGTACCAGGACTGATTTGCAAACTTGATTGTCCGAAAGTGCAAGTAACTTCCCCAAAATACGGTGATAACGAAGGAACAGCTTCACTTGATATGGATTTGATCTTAATTCCAACTGCTGCAGGTAATGACGAAATCAAGTTCACTCTAGAGTAAAACGCTACGTCAACTAAGGATAGCGCGTTAAGTAAGGATGCTCTTTTATTAATTAAAGCCAATTTAAAGAGACTTTAACCCATGTTTAAACTAAAAAAAGAAAATGTTGTTTGGTGGCCTGTAACCATTAGTGAGCCAACAGATAATGGCGAAGTGATTGAACATAAATGTCATATGTTATTTGAGCTTGTTACTCAAAATCAATTTGATGAATTAGCGGATAAAGGCGATCGCGAATTACTTGCTGTGTTAGTTAAAGGTTGGAAAGAAATCTTAGATGTTGATGAACATCCTCTTACGTTTAGTAAAGAGCATCTTGATGCGTTATTACAGTTGCCTTATGTGCGAGCAAGCATTTTAAGAGCTTATATGCAGGCAATGTCTGGCGCACCTGCAAAAAACTAATTGATGCTGCTCAAGGATGGGCAGCACCTAACTTGGTGAGTGAGCAAACGCTAAAGGAAATGGCACTAAACGATGCTCCTCAACACATTATTGATGAACTTAAACAAGACCAGGTAATTGAAATATTGCCTATGAATTGGGAAACCGTACTTTGGTTTAATGATGTTAGCGATTTAATGCGTTTTAAGCCAAACGGTGCTTGCTTAGGGTTAGATTTACAGCAAGTTAAAATTGAAAGTGATATGAGTCAGCGTAACTTTACCCAAGAGCAGTTCAAGGGATTACGTTTAATGAGTAAAGCTGCTGCTCAAGTAATTAATAAGGTTTAATCATGAGCGAATATAAGCTTGGTATTGTATTTGACGCTAAAACAGGTCAGTTCAGAACAAATGTTAAACAAAGCAGAAAATCACTTACTAACTTTAATAAAAGCGCCAAAGAAACCTCAGTAGTCGCTGGTAAAATGGGGCAAACTATCGCTCGTGCTGGTACTGCTCTGGCTGGTGTCTTCGGTGCAAGTGCTTTAGTAAAAGGCGTTTCTAGCACAACACGTGAATTCCAAATATTAAAATCAACGCTCCATACAGCTACAGGCAGTGTTGAAAATGCTAATATTGCTTTTGCAGAGCTACAAAAATTTGCAGCAAGTACTCCGTTTTCAGTTAAAGAAGCAACGTCCGCTTTTATCAAATTACAAAACCTTGGTTTAACTCCCAGCAAAGCAGCACTTGAAAGCTACGGTAATACTGCGAGCGCCATGGGCAAAAGTCTTGACCAACTTATTGAAGCCGTTGCTGATGCGAGTGTTGCAGAATTTGAACGATTAAAAGAATTTGGCATTAAAGCCAAAAACCAAGGTGACACAATTGCTTTCACCTTCAGGGGAATTAAAACAGAAGTTAGTAATAATGCCCAAGCTATTGAAGGATATTTACAAAATTTAGGTAAAAATGAGTTTGGCGGCGCTATGGAGCGTCAAGCTCAAACCTTTGATGGCGCATTGTCTAACATGGGAGATAGTTGGGATAATCTCAAGTTAACTATCAGTGAAGCTGGTGTTGGTGATGCGATGGAAGATGCTGTTAGAGGAGCTACTGATATCCTTGATGAATTAACTGCGCGTATTACAAGTGGCCGACTTGCTGCCGAGTTTGGCGCAATTAGTACCATGTATTCTGATGTTTTAAATGAAATGATTGTCAACGGTAATAACTATTCCAAGGCCAATGCAGAGCAGTTTTCGTTAATCGGTAAATATGCTCAAAAAACGATTGATTTCATTTCCGATACTATCGCTTATTTCCCTGTCAATATTCATGCATTAATAAAGATAGGCGTAGCCGAAATAGATAACTTGATTCGTGAAGCTAAGATTAAATATTTAAATTTTAGACTTTGGTTTAATGAGTTTACTGGAGATGATGAAGAGGCAGGTTTATTTCGTGCTCAACTTAAAGATTTAACTGCGCTCGATAAACGCATGGACGACTTTAAGAGCAACTATGTTTCTAATGTGCTTGCCGAACGTGATGCAGCTATTCAAAGCTTTGAAGAGCAAATAGCAGCTGCACAAAAGCTTGGTGAAGTGAAAGCCGGTATAACATCATCAATACCTACTACTCCTACTTTACCTTCAGCAGGTTCAGTGAATCAAAGCGATGAACAAACAGATCCCTTAGCAAAATTTAAACTATCACCAGATAAAGTCGAAGAACAAAAAGGTTATTGGGATCAACTTGCTGAACACATGAGAACAACCTCTGATGACTTTGACACCATGTGGGGCAATACATTTGATCGCTTTGCTCAAGGCATTGGTGATGCTACTGCAACATCTATTATGGAAGGTGAAAACTTTGGTGATGCGATGAAGAATATCGGCAAGTCGGTCATTAAAGAAGTTATTTCAGGTCTGGTTCAAATTGGTGTAAAAAAATTAGCTCTATTTGCTATTGAAAAGACAATTAATAAAGGAAGTGCCGCTGGTGCGGCTGGTGTTATGACCGCTAATGCTGGCGCTACATCAATGCAAGCAGGCTTGGCCGCTTTCGCCTCAACTGCAGCAATTCCAATAGTGGGGCCTGCTTTAGCCCCAGGCGCAATGACCGCTGCTTTGGCAATTACAAGCCCAATGGTTGGCGCTATTGCTGCCGCTTCAGGTTCAATGGTTGGTATGGCACATGATGGTATTGATGAAGTACCAAGAGAAGGTACTTGGCTTTTAGATAAAGGTGAGCGAGTTGTTGATAACCGCACTAACCAAGACCTAAAACAAGCCCTAAAAAATGGCGGTATGAGTGGCGCTAAAATCACTGTTAACCTCATTGAAGATGCCGCCCGTGCTGGTCAAGTTTCTCAAGGCAAAGGATTAAACAATGAAGATGTGATCCGCATCTTTGTAGCCAATGTGCGAGAAGGTGGCGATAGCGCCGATGCTTTAGAGCTAACCTACGGCTTACAAAGAACGGGAACTTAAATGACTAGTGCAACTTTATTAAAATTTCCCGCTAATTTACCTGCACCGCTTTTATCTGGCTACGGTTTAAAGCAGCAATCAAACCTATTGCGTACAAAAATGGACTCTGGTCATGCCCGGGTTCGTCGTCGTTTTAAATCTGTACCCACCATCATGAGCGCCAGTTGGTCATTAAAAAAAGATGAAGCTGCTGCATTTGAAGGGTTTATTGAGCATGCATTACAAGGTGGTGCTTCGTGGTTCTTGATGGATATTTTAACCCCACTAGGCATGGTTGAACATGAAGTACGTTTCATCAATTCCCCGCTAGAAGACTACAAACCACTTAGTGCCATTTGGTGGGAGTACTCCGCACAAATTGAAATTAAACAACGGGAAATTATTAGTGAAGAAAAAACCGCAGAGGCAGTACTTGCCCCGAACACAACAACCCAATTCATTGACGGCATAAGTGATGCTGTCGAAAGTTACCAGGAGTAAACATGGCTGAATCTACCTTTTTTCAATTATTAACTAATCTTCAAACCAGTATTGATGCACTAGACAGTATATTAACTGGTAATGATGACGAAATAGTCAGTGTTAATGGCGTTAATAAAGACACTATATCTAAGGCAATTAAAGATAACTTTTCCGCTATTCAAGCAATAGTTCAAGGCCGGATAGCTTTTGAGACTAAAGCACTAATGGATGCGGCGGGAGCTCCACCGTCGGGAGAGTTGGCCGAGGTATGGAATGATAGTGATGATAGTAAGAACGGCTTGTATGGTCATAATGGATCGGTTTGGTCTAAGTCCAAATATGACTATATTGAAGCATTAAATACGATTAAAGATTCTATCTCAGAAAGTGTATTGCCATTTTTTCAAACAATGATTAGTGACACTTCGACACCTGCTTTTAGTCGTGGCAACTATAATCAAGCAGGAAGTAATGGTGTACCCACTATTTTTGGTTGGCGTTCAGCATTCAAACATAATGGCGAGCCATTTAATGCTGTTCAATTATACATTCATAGCGGTGTTAGCAATCGCGTTGCTGTGGTTATTGAGTCCGAAAATCATACTGTGTTAGCAAGGGGTGTTATTAATATTGATTCTGCAGCGGGTGTTCGCTTAGTAGCATTAGATAAAATGGTTCGTACTTTGGATGATGGTTCGGTTGGTTTTATTCGCTATCACTCAGTGGACTTAGCTACTACAATCAACTATCCCGCTGGTGGTGAGTATGAAGCTTCAGATGTTGACCCTCAGACTTACCCTGACGCATATATTGCTGCAGCGGGTAACTGGGTGAACGCTTCACCAGTTAACGCCTATCGCATCAACTTTCGAGCTTTAAATTTAACGTCTTCTTCAAAAGGCATGAATATTCCTGCCGCACTTACCGATATCAAGTCGAAAGTAAATTTGGCTGATTGGGCTGACTCTAAGCTACGGCAGTATGGGGGAGATCCTTTAGATGAAGGTTTTAGTTCTAGTTATAGCCGTATAGGTGTTGGCACACAAATGCCTGTGTTAACTGAAGACATACAGTTTAACCATGTTAAGGTGTTTGGTGGCATATCAATACCTGGCGATGTTATTTTTAGGGTCTATATTACTGATTCGAGCATTGATGGTACTCATACCCCTAACAATCAACAGTTGCTTGCTGACGTTGTAGTAAAAGGTTGGGATTCAGAAATTATTGCTAGAGAAATTGATTTTGATGAATTGATTACCATTCCAGCAAATAAAAAAGCTTATTTTTTATGGACATCAGCTAATGAATCAGGGGATTCGCTTATTGCTCGCTGGACTTCTGATAATGGTGGTGGAAATTATCCACTAATGGGGATCCGTTTATCTGTACCAGAAGATAAGTATGGCACAGAAGCTTTTGATATGGACTGGGGAGAAGGCAATTCAAGCTACTTATCAGTTCCTCCTATTCTTGAAGTTGTACCAAAGCGTGCAAAAAAGGCAATTAATAATCAATCAAAATTAACACCTCTGTTAACTGTTCCTAGCGTAATTACTGCGGTTGTGGGTACTGAGTTGAATATTTATTATGATGGAATTTTGCATGGTGTAAGCAATGGTACGCAAGGTTTAGATGGTATTGATGTACAAATTACAGGGGCGGTTGGAAAAGCTTTAGAGCGCGAATTTAGAATAAAAGCTACCTCTGAAAAAATTGGCAGTCACGTTATGACTATCAAGGTCTTCGATGGTGTTGGTGAGCTTGTTTTAACACAAACTTTCATTTTAAAGGTAATTGCAGCAACGTTACCTGACACAGTAAGGCATGTATGTCAGTTAGGCGATAGTTTGAGTAGCGCTGGACAGATTACAATTCCGTTAGCTGATAATTTTGTTTCGCTAGGTGGTACTACGCCAGTATTTGTCGGCAGCGTAGGTATAGAGCCAATTCAATTTGAAGCTTATGGCGGATGGAGATTTTCTAGTTTTGCATCATCCGGTGACATTCACTACAGGTTTCAAGTATCAGGTGTTGCCTCGGTTGGCATTGGCGATGAATATACTAATAATGGTTCAACCTTTACGGTAACTGAAATAAATACTACTTCGGGCGTAGGCAATATAAACACCACTAAAACAGGAGGTAATGAGCCTACGGCAAGTGGCACTTTAGCTAAAGCAAGTGGCTCTGGTGATTCGGTTATATCATTTAGTTCATCGAGCAAAGAGGCTGGTAACCCGCTTTGGAATCCAAACACAAATCAGTTAGATGTTGCTTACTACCGTGCAAATATAGGCATGGGCGCGGAAAAAATAGATATTATTACCATGCAGTTAGGTATTAATGACTCTGGCATTGGAGATAGCTTGAAAACTGATGCTGACCGGCTAGTAATAATCAATAATGCAAAAGCTATTATTGATGCGTTTGTTGCCGACAATGCCAATTGTAAAATAATTATTGCGTTACCATCTATAGGAGGTAATTCAAAAGATGGTTATGGGACAAATTACGGTGCCAATTACAGCAAACAAGCCTACGAAACGAATATATTTGCTTTGCGTGGCGCTTTACTATCCGCCTTTGATTATGGCGTTTACTCAGCGAACGTGACGATTGGCGCGTCAGGTTTATGTATTGATCGCTATTATGGGTATGGTTTTTCCTCTGCACCTGTCTCCGACAGAGTTCCAACGATTATTCAGCGACATAATAATGGGGTTCATCCGGCTACTGTAGGTTATGAGCAGATGGCAGATGCTTTCTTTCCTGAAGTTTTAGCATTAATAAATAATGTATAACCTATGAGTAACGTACTCCAAACCCTATACGCTTCAGCACCTGTGAATGACATCATCATTCACACGTTAGATATAAAGCATGGCGCATTTAATGTAGCTGATCATGCTCCTGGCACTATTCGTTTAGTACAGGGTTTTGATGATGTTACCGCAACGCTTGAAGACTCTACTATTGCCAATTTTAAGAAGTCTGGTTTTGGGGTGTCATTACCGCAAAAGAGCGTACGTGGCCGTCAAGACTTAAACTTTTCAATTGACAATGTATCAGGCGAAGCCCTTAACGCCATTGGTGATGCTATTGAAGCGGGTGGTAAAATCATTGTTATTTATCGCGCCTATGCGGGCAGTGATTTAAGCGCACCAGGGCAACCACCTGTGGTGATGACGGCCACTGCAGTAAAAGCTGATTTTTCCTCGGTGAGTATCAGTGCAAGCTTTCATGATTTAGTAAACAAAGCATGGCCATATCGTCGTTATACACCAAGCTTTGCTCCGGGGCTTAAATATTATGGGTAACGCTATTTCTTTGGCTAATTGGTCGGATAGTTATTTAACCGTACCCTATGTAGATGGTGGCCGTGACGTTGCTACAGGCTTGGATTGTTGGGGCTTAGTTCGTGATGTTTTGCACCAACATTTCAACTTACCTTTGTTAAATGACTTTGGCAGCATTCACGCAGATGATAAGTCAAATATGACCAACGCATACCACAAAACTAAATCAAATTTTGTTGAGTGCCAACCCAAAGCGGGTGCCATTATTGCAGGCTTTAAAGGAGAGTTATTAATTCATGTGGGCGTGGTGGTTGAAACCAATGGCTTGTACGTTCTTCATACCAGTAAACGCCACGGCATGAGTAAGTGCAGTGTTCGCCACTTCAATCGTTTATTTTCACAAGTGAAATATTATGCGTACAAATAAAACTAATAGCATATTAAAAAAGGCTAACCCTAAAATAAGGGTGTTTCCCAACAAGCTTGATAATGAGCTTTTTGAAAGTTATATCGGTAATGTTGGCCAAACACTTCATGAGTGGTTAGTAGCTAACGTGCCCGCTTATGTTGTGCAAGCTGTACCCTTATTTACTGCCACGTTAAACAACCAAGCTTTTGAGCAAGCACAATGGCAAAGTTACAAACTCAACAAAGGTGATGAATTAGCATTAACGGTTGAAGCAAAAGACCCTGTTACCGCGCTTTATGTGGTTATTGCGGTGGCCGCTGTGGGCGCAGCTGTGTATATGTCGAATCAAATTCCCGACAATTACAACAGCACCACGCCCGATGGTTCATCTATTTATGATGCTAACGTACAAGGCAACAGACCGCGTTTAATGGGTATCATTCCTGAGCTTGCTGGCCGACATAAAATATTTCCTGATCACTTAAATATGCCACGTCGTGAATACATCAATAATGAACAGTGGATTTATTTAATGATGTCTGTTGGCGCGGGTGAAATGGAAATTGATCCAGCAGAAATTTTTATCGGTGATACGCCTGTCTCAAATTACGCGGGGGATATTTTTTATAACATCTTTGCACCTGGTGCAGATGTTACTAGCCATGAAGCATATAGGAATGTTTACACTAGTGCAGAAGTGGGCGGCACGTCGGGCACTACAGGTATTGAATTAAAAGGTAGTGTTACCTCTGCGGGTAGCTCTAGTGGTGGTGGTTTACGCTGGGATTTTCTTAGTAATGTTATAACCACTTATCGTGTTAACACAGATGATTATGGCGAGCCAGATATTAGACAAGCCTCTTTCCCGTTCACAGTTGATGAAATTGTTACCGTAACGGGCACCACGTCAAACGATGGGAATTACCGCGTTGTTTCGGTTGATTACTCAAAAGGCACTATGCAAAAGGTTGACGGCCAAGGCCAAGATGATGGCACTTGGACAACGTTTACTAACGATTATGAAACAACAGCAAAGCTTGAAGTGCTTGCGGGTGGTGGTGACGGACAATACAACGGTGCTTTTTTTGCGTGTCCTAAAAATGAAACCACTGAAACACTTTGGCTTGACTTTAAATTACCGCAAGGCTTGGGAGAGTTAGACGACGACGGCAAATTTTTAAATAAAACGGTGAGTCTAAATATTCAATATCGTCATGAGGGTGATGTTAATTGGACGAATGTAGCTCATTCTTTTAGTGGTTCAACTAATGACGAAATAGCGCAAACATTAAAGATAGACTTACCTAGTGCCATTCGCCCCGAAGTACAAGTAAAGCGCACCACGGCCGCCGAAGATAACACAAGAATTTATGACAAAGTTGAATGGACAGCGCTTAAATCTGAATTAGCCAGTGCAACAAGTTACGCTGATATAACAGCAATAGCGGTAAAGGTGCGAGGCACTAATGCCTTGTCAAAATCAGCTGAAAACAAATTCAATGTTATTGCTACAAGAAAACTACCCGTTTATGAGAACGACGCATGGACAGCTCCAAAAGCGACCACTGATATCGCCCCATTTTTTGCCCATATTATTAAAGACGTTGGTCACAGTGATGAACAAATAGGATTAACTGAATTGTCACGCTTACACGGTGTTTGGCAAGGCCGCAATGATAAATTTAATGCGGTATTTGATAATGACAGCACATTGTTTGAAGCCCTTAAAAGGGTTTTAGCGTCTGGTTTTGCCGAGCCAACATTAGATTATGGTCAAATTATTCCTGTACGTGATGAACCGCGCACAGGCTTTGATTACATGTATCAGCCTGAGAATATGAAAGCACCACTTAAGCGTGATATTAAGCTTTTTGATCCAGACGAACCAGACGGTGTGGAAATAGAATATTTTAGCGATATTACATGGAAACCTGAAACCGTGCTTTGTTTATTGGGTGATGAATTAGGTATTAAGCCTAAAAAGATTCGTGCCTTTGGTATCACCAAAAAAAACCACGCATGGCAATACGGTATGCGCAAACGTAGAGAAATACGCTATCGCAGAACCAAATACAATTTCTCAACGGAAATGGATGCACTCAACAGTAGTTATTTGAGCTATGACGCATTAGCCGACGATATACCTGGCTATTCACAAACAGGTAAAGTCATTGCGGTTAACGGTAGAGAGCTGACCTTAAGTGAGCCACTTGACTGGGATGCAGGCACACACTTTATTTCATTGAGAAAACCAAACGGCACGCTTTCGGGGCCATATACCTGTACTGCCGGAAATACTGACTATAGCGTGTTATTAACATCAGATTTAGATTTTATGCCTGACTGCTCAGGCAAGATGGAATTAGCGCTATTTCAATTTGGTGTCGCTAGCCGATGGTGCTTACCCGCATTAATCAAAGATATTAAGCCAAGCGGCACAGATAAAGTCAGTGTAACAGCGGTTAATTATGATGAACGGGTTTATGCTGATGATGATAATTTTCCACCTGCTTGAATTATGCCTTACTAGATAAATTGTTTAAATTTTCAGTTACAATAATATTTTTAAAAATATTTAAATGGAGTTTTAATGAAAAATACACTATTAATCTTTGCACTGTTCTTTCTACAGTCTTGTGCAACAGTCGGTATGGTACCCGATGATGTATCAAAAATTGATTTTGACGCAGAGGAAGGGAAAACTGGTTGGTCTGAATATCAACAGGTTGAGACTTTTCATGGGTACAATGCAGAACAAATATATAGTGCAGCTAAAATAGGTTTAGGTAGTAGTGGCTTCTCTCTAAGGAAAGCTAATAAATCTAAAGGCGTTGTTATTGGCGAGCATGGAGTAACACTACATGATTGGAATGTTATTGCAGCTGTGTACTTTTCTGAATTTGGCGAATCGACTAAGGTAAAGGTAATTGTTGAGGGTTCAAAGGATATAGGCTTAAGTGGTGATGTAACATCAGACGGATGGACAGGGAAGATCCTCAAAGGTATGAGGCAGCATTTGAATGATACCTATCAATCAATATTAAAAGTTAACAAGTCGGACATAAAGTAA